TGCTAGCAAAGTACGTTGGCGTGCTTGACACCCCAGTCGGCAAACGACTTGGTGCCGGTCAGCTTGTCGTCGCGGCGGATGGCGCTGCGCATGAAGAGCACCTGGAACTCGACGGGCATGCGCTCCATGTATTGCATGACGCGGGTAATGTTGCCCACGGTGGTCTTGGCGTCGAGCGCCGTGGCCAGCGCGTACTGGGCAGCGGGCGACTCGGGCAGGCGCGTCTTTTGAGGGTCAAGCAGCACGGCGTCCACTGTGGGCAAATCCTTGATAAGACGGACAAAGCCGCTGAACTCTGCCGATGCGCCTTCGCCGATCGTGCCCTTGATGAGCTCGAACTCGGTGTCTTGGCTGAGGTGGTCTTTGTATATGTCGTTTACAAACGACCAGCTGCGGGGGCTAGGAAAGGCACGTGGGTTGGACGCTGCGTCAAAGCTGTGCAGCAGATTGGGACGAAAGCGGATAAACGCGCGGATGTCGGTGTGGATGCCCGACTCCATGGCCCAGTTGTTCCAGTCTTCGACGTTAACGTCGTAGTCGAGGTGCACGAAGCGATTGGCCAGCGCAGCAGGCATGGCGTGGGCGATGGAGCGGTCGCTGGCGCGATTGCCGGCAGCCATGACCGACCAGCCGACGGGCAGTTCGTAGTCGCCAAGCTTGCGGTTGAGCACAAGCTGGAACGCTGGAGCCTGCACGGCCTGGGGCGCGTGGTTGATCTCATCGAGAAACAGAATGCCTTTGCCTTTGGTCGGTAGGAAGTCGGCCGGCAGCCAGGACATCTGCTTTTTGTTTGTCGAGATGGTGGGAAAGCCTTTGAGGTCGACGGGATCGAGCATGGACAAGCGCACGTCGCGCAGCTCGATTTTCATGTCGGCGGCAACGCTGGCAACCAGGTCGGACTTGCCGACCCCGGGTGCGCCCCAGAGCATGGCTGCGCGGTTCTTGGCGAGCAGGCGTGGAAGGGCCTGCCGAATGGCGGATGGTTTCATGAATTGACTTTCGGGGTTGAGAAAAGAAAGACGACTAACGGGGGCTGACAGTTTCTAAGAACGCAGTTAGACGTTCGATTTGGGCGGTGCGGTAAGCGACGATGGAGTCGGCATGTTCACGGTGGGCGATGGCGTCAAGGCACGAGTGCTGCGCGTCGATGAGCTGGCGACGGGCAATGGTGACGGGGCTGGGTCGGCTGAAAAGGCTGAAAAGCATGGTCACAGAGGGTCGCCTTCATCTGGTTCGTGGTCGTCAAAATTGCACACTGCGTAAAGCTCGATGTCGTATCCATCGCCAATCGATCTGTCCTCGGCAGCGTTGTCTTCGCCGATATGCACGCGCTTGCCTGAGATGCCAGCGTCTGGCTTTTCGTCAGCGAATTCTTCGATTGCATCCCAGACCGATTCAAAGAATTGAACGTCTGTAAAGCTTGCGTACCACTTGTAGTCTTCAAACTCGAAGCGGATGTAACCAACACCGTTGGTCTTGAACAGATCGAACTCATCCCAGAGGTTGTCGCCTTTTTCGCTGGGCGTCGGCGTCAGCGTCAGCCGGCATTTGGCCCAGGCAGCGATGATTTCTGTTGGTGGGCCTTTGATGACCCATCTTCCATGTGTGCGATAACCCATGGTTAATCCTGGAAGCGGTGAGGTTTGAGCTCGTCCCCAAAGAGCGACGGCAGCTGAAAGGCGTCGTATGCGCCTGGGCGGTGACACGTGCGGCCCAGCTCAGGGCACAGGTAGACAGGGCGGCTGCGCAGGTCAGAGCTGGGTGCTGGCGTTTTTTTAAACTTGGGTTTGGCAATTTGCGAGATGGGCACGCCGTAATGGCGGCCGTATGATGTCGACGGAGTTGGCTCCGCTGACTGGTCGTTACCAGTGAAGTCAAGCATGTAGTCTTTCGGGAAGGTTAGTCTTTGGTGACGTAGATGGAGCTGCCTACGCGGCGCTGAACAGCGACGTAGCTCTGTCGGCCTTGCGCCGATGTGATGGTCACAGGCCAGTGCAGCGCTTCGGTGTCTTCGTCGCGCTCAGCAACGTAGACTCGGGCAACGATGTTTTTCATGTCCAGCGCATGGCGCTGCAGATACCGCACCATTTCGGGCTCGTCCCACATGATTCCTTCGGCCATGGGGCCGATGAACTGGATGGTGGATGCGGAGTTGGTCTGCGTCATGGGCTGTATCTTAATTAGATGTTCGATTGATGTCGAGAACTTTTTGCTCGAGATCGAGAATAAATTTGCGCAGTTCTTTGTCTGCGGCTTCGTATCGGTTTGCGGCAGTGGCATTTGAATTGGCTGTGCCAAATTCTTTTGACCATTCGACGTTGGCTGCTGCGCTTCCGATGTCGTTGATCAAGTCTCGCGCTTTGTCTGAAATCTGAGGCGCTGGCTTGATGCGGTACTCGAAGTCGTTAAACCATTTTGGTTGCACATCTTCGCCCGGGCCGGTCATTTCGCCCCATTCTTCGGTGGTGCGGTTCTGGCATTCGATAGTCGCGCCGTTGGCCCAGGCGATGATCAGGGCGGCGTGTTTATGAGGTGTGTTCATGTTGGCCTTTGGTAAATCAGTTGTGTGCGGCGCACTCCCATGGAGCAGGGTTATGCAATCAAGCCAGCGATAGCTCTGCAACGGGGCTAATCCATTGCTGCGTCGCGCACACCAAAGCAAACCAATGCTTTGGTGTGCGCCCTCCGGATGGAGGGCAGCGGGGAGGATCAGCCCCAGGTACGGTGCTCCTCGGCGATGTGCTCAAGACCGTCGTATTCTTCGATAAACCACTCGACGTCGTCGGGGATCTCGACGACCTTGAGCCCGGCGCAGGCGCCGCTGGCTTCGGCGCCCATCTCTTCGACGATGGCCACGAGGTGCGGGTCGGTGCGCAAGCCGTAGTCGAAGTCCACGCCGGTGCGGGCTTTGTAGGCTGCATTGGCTGCGTCGGACAGGCCGAAGCCTCCGAAGCGGGCGTTGATGACGATTTTCATGGCGTTCCGTTTAAAGTTTGATCTGGATGTCCGGGATGATCACCGACGGCTTGAACACGACCGTGTAGCGGTACGTGCCGACAGTGGCCGGCTCTATCTGTTCGATGAAGTATGTGACGTTGTCGCTTAGCCCCAGGAAATGCTTTTTGTAAATGCCCGAGCCAGTTTTGCAGGTGATGGACACCTGCCGGGCGTCGTCGTTGTTGCCCTTACTGCACAGCCCTTCAATGCTGAGCATGTAGTCGCCGGTCACGCCGTTGTAAAAGACGATGCGGCGGCTGACTTCGAAGTTGTCAGCGGCTTTGCTCAGGTTGTGGCTGGCTACGTCGGCGTCGGAGCTGCAGCCGGCGAGCGCTGCGATGGCCAAGGTGGCAAGGAGGAACTTGGTTTTCATGGCTTGACTTTCGTTTTGATCTCGGGAAAGTGGTTGGTGAGGTAGCTGGGGAACTGGGCAGTGTCGGCCCAGGCAATGTTGGCGCCGCGCACGGTCTTGCCGCTTTGGCTGATTGGCTTGATGTCGATCTGCCGATGACCCAAGAACTTGCTGAACATGGCCGGCTTGGCTGACATGCCGCCGACCGTGAAGTCGAACAGCGTGAACAGCTCGTCGCGGCTGACGCCGCACATGCCCGAGGTCTTTGTCCTGCTGATCATGTCGAGCAGCACCTTGCGGTATTCTTCGACTTTGTTGAGCGTGAGCATGTTGGTTTTGTAGGCGTCGCTGCTGGGCAGCTGATCCATGAAGAAACCCATGTCGCCTTCCTTGAGGGCTGTAGATGTGGACTCGCTGGTCGTTTGGCTGAGCTCAATCAGTGCATCGCGTGCAGCGCTTTGCAGCGGGGTGCTGGCGGCGCGCTTGTCGACGCTGAACGTCATGAGGTAGTGAAAAAAGTCCTGCAGCTCGGTGCCTGCCAGGATGATGTCCATTTCTTTGTCGCTCAAGACGAGCTTGAGGGGCTGGTAGACCCCGACGTTGAAGCGGCGGTCTTCTTTGTCGACGCTGACTGGATCGGGCTTGTTGGACGCAAACAGGTAGTTGCCAAAGTTCTCGACGTCGTAGGCGTTCTTGTTCATCACCCTGACAGTGACTGTGGGCTCGGTGATGAAGTTCTTGAGGTTGGCGATGACTCCGGCTTCGTCTTTGAACGCTGAGGTCTGCACTTCGTCGATGAACACGATGAACTTGCCGGCGATGAAGTCAGTCCACTTTTCGTTGAGCTCGGCAGCGCGCTTAATAACTGTCTGCGTTTTGCCAAACAGTGGCGTGAGGATCTTGTTCATCAGCAGGCCCTTGCCGGTGCCCTGCGTGCCATTAAAAATCCACGCGGTCATGGTGCGGTCGCGTTCTTGGGCGATGAATGCCAGCCAGTTGACGAAGTGTTCGGTCGCTTCGAGATCGCCGCCTAGCACGTGGGAAATGATTTTTAAAGTGATAGGTGGGCAGGCTTGAACTTTGCGCACCGGCGGGCGCATGTACTCGGTGAGCTGAAAGGTATTCACCGTGCGGTTGTCAAAGTCCACGCGCACGTTGTCGTGCGGGTTAAATTCCATGTCCCACTCGGGAATGTTTTCGCCAAGCCGCAAGCCGTTGGCGTCAGCAAACTGGCGCACCATGCCCTCGGTCTTGGCAGGCCAGATGTCCAGGTCGTCGGTGGTGCTGTCGTACGTGCCGCGCCAGTAAGTGCTGGTCTTGCGTTCCAAGAAGGCTAGGTAGGTTTTGCCTGTGGAGCTGACGCGAAACGCCTGGTTGCCCAGCTGCTCCCAGTACGCAGGCAGCAGGTCTTTGGTGAGGTAAGTGGGCTCGCCTTTGAAATTGTGGATGAAGTCCGGGTTGTTTTCGGGGTGGAAATAAGCCCAGCTGTCGCCTCCGTTGAGGTTGAAGTAGACAAAGCCTCGATCAATCTTGGTTTCGGTGGCAATGCACTCGCCAGGCTTGACCAGGACTTCGTGCGCGCCAACGATTTTGTACGTGAGCTTGCGCTTGGGCAGGCCTGCTTGGTCGCGCAGCTCAAGCACGCGGGCGTCAGTGAGCAGGCGGTTTTGCTCGGTAGTGTTGATGCGGCCCATCAGATCAAACGTGGCTTGGGTCTTTTTGATCAGGCTGATGCGCTGCATGCGGCCCAGCGGATTTTTTATGCCTTTGAGCACCGGGGGAGCAATGTAAATTAGTTTGTCTGCCTGGCACGCTGTGATGTCCAGCCCCCAGCACAAAGCGTTGCCTGTTTTGGTCAAGGCGTGCGCATGGCGCAGCACAGGCACTTCATGGTTTTTTTGAATTAACCACTGCTTGATGAGGGGCGCAGAAACTGGCTTGTTGAGCATGATGAACACATGGCATCGCAGTGCGTTGCTGGTGATGTTCATGGAGCCAGACCACTGCAGAACGTAGCTGACGTTGCCTAGCCCCATGTCGCTGAGCAAGCTGTCAATGGTGACGGTGTTGATTTGCGGCACATCTTGTGACTCGCCTGTGGCCGGGTCAAACTTCTTGACCATTGTGGTAAACAGCGGATCGATGCCGTCAATGTCTAGCACGAGAAAGTCTGTGGTGGCGTTGCGGTCGGTGCTGTCTTTGCGTGACTCGCTGACCAGTGGCCGGGTGACCATGCCTTTGAGCAGGCAGTGGCCTTGTGCAGCGTGCTTGGCTAGCAAGTGCTCAAGCACCGAGAGGTCTTTGCAGTCTTCGATGTGGCTGGTGACTTCCCAGACATTGGGGTAGCTGGACTTTTCTATGGTGCCGTCACTGAGCTTGGAGTAGCTCTTTGTAAGCGCCTTGTCCGCGCTTAGAAATGTCAATTTCATCTTATTAGATCCTATTTAGACGTTAGATTCTAGGCTTCAATGAAGGCGAAAAACGTCTTCAAATCACGAAATAGTTTTGCTCTGCAAATTGCTATCAAAGCGATAGCAAATAAGCGTAATGCGTAATTTTAAAAAGCTATATATATCAACTACTTATCCCACTATTACACTATTACACTTTTTTTATTGAGTTTAAAAATAAATAAATAGTAATAAGAGGGAAGAGGTAGTTGTTGTCTATATAGGGTTAGCGCACTGTTGTAACGTGTTTTCGTGTGCCCATAACCAGGCGGGTGTCTTCAGACTTTTAGGCCGCATCCACATTGCTGTGGATGCGGCCTGTGTCTTACAGCGTGTCGCTGATCATGTCTTCCACGCCGACGTGGATCTTGTCAGCGTTTTCTTGGCGCGACATTGCAGCGGCGACAAGCTTTTCTTTGCGCGCGATCATGCGGCGTGTGACGGGAACTGCTTCTTTGCCCTGCGGGATGTAGTTGTACATAAACTCTGCGTAGGCAGCGTAGCGTGAGCTGTCAAGCATTGAGCAGAACAGCGGGTTGAACCCGTTGATCAGTCCTTTGATCTTTGAAGCTTCTGCAAGCTTGGTAGCCTTGTCTGCGCGGTCGTATTTAAACGAGCGCAGCGCTGCTTCGATCATTGAGTCGATCTTGCCGCGCATGTTTTCAACAGCGGCAATTTGCGTGCGCACGGGCAGTTCGTCGAAATCGCATTCATCTTCGCCGACACCCATCAGCAAGTCGACAACGTGCGCGCCCCACGTGTCGTAAAGCGAATTGTCCGATGACTGCGTCACTGTCCATTCCTCTTCTGTGAGCGTCCAGTTGGGGTTGCCGACAGCGGCTGCGTACTCGGCGTACGTGCCGTCCATGTCGCTTTCTTTGTCGCCTTCGGCCAGCAGCTTGACGCTGTCTGTCCAAGACTGTTGCTGTTGCTTCTCTGTGAAGTAGACGCCGCGTGCTTTCCACGTCGGGTCGTTGCGACGGTTGCCGGTCGGGTCGATGATTTCTTGCATGTCAAAGTTCAGCTTGTTGCTGTACATGACCAAGCTTTTGATCGTCGAATACATGTCGTCCTGCACGTCCATACCGCCTTCGTTGATGCAATGATCCGTGTGCTCTTGGCCGCGCAGGAAGTTCATTGCAGTGGCGAACGTGTCAATGCTGGCGTATTTCTCGTCAGCGCTGTCAGTGATCAGCTTGGCATGCTTCATCAGGTACTGGCCTGCCAGTTTGGCAGCCTTGAAGCTGACGTGGCCGCGCAGCTTGAGGAAAGGCGAGAGTTGGAATTTCTCGTCGGTGGTCTTGATGACGTCTTCGATGCTCATGGTGTTGGTATTCATTTGATTGCTTTCGTTGGTTGATTAATTACTTTGAGTGAAGCGGCAGAGCACTTCATACTGCGCACTTAATGCGCAGTGTTGAAGGGTTCTATTTACGAAGCCAATACGGTCGTGAAACGATTACGAAGCTGGTCGTGTTGTAGCCAACACGTGCGCCTTCGATGCAGCACACCCAGTGCGGCATGCGCATCAGGAATTTGCAGAGCTTGGAGTCAGCAAGGATTAGCATGCTTATTCCTTGATGTTGTGTTTGATGCACAAACCGTCGAGTAGCTTGTCGTGCAGGTTGTCCCAGTCTTTGCCAGAGCTGTGCTGTGAGCCCATGATTTCCCAGCACGCGATGCTTGCTTCCTCGTACGCTTGGTCGTACGTCATTGACCTGACCACGATGGGCATTGCCAATTGTTTGAGGTCAGTCGGAACGTGCACAACGTGGTCTGTTGTGAAGTTGCTGGTCAGCGCAGGCATGGCCATCAGGCGTGCAATGCGATCAAGCTCGATTTTCTCGAGACTGATGCGTTCGATCTTGACTGGCTCGTGCTTAGTCATGAGAGGCTCTGACGGCACAAACGCCATGGCAGTGAAGATGCGCGGAACACGCATTGGCTTGGCACGGCGAGCCGTGATGCGGCCAACGTGCACGCCTGTGATGGGCAGCGGCAGCGGCTCGTTTTTGGTAGCCATGGGCAGGCCGTACTGCTCCTCGAGAGCAGCCATGATTTCGTAAGGGTCAGCACCGAACTCGCGGTCGTCACACTGGGTGACGTTGGAACGCACGAATTCGCTGTTGATGGACAGGTCGTCAGAATTGAAAAGCTTGGTCATTTAAAAATCCAGTTTTAGTTTTGTTGTTGAGAGCAAAATTGCTCCCGAGAAATAAGCACAAAGACCCGCGCTAGCGGGGCTCCTCTGAAATTACTCGTAGTCCGAGTCGTATTGTTCGTCTGGCTCGTCAGCCATGTCGCCGCCGAAGTCAGCTTCGAGTTGCTCTTTGCGCAACTCGCGCATGTCAGATTCGTGGGCGAGGTCAACTTCGCGTGCGTGGTCGGGATCGCGAGGCACTATTTGCGCTTCATCGAATAACTGCTCGATGAGAGCGTTGTTCCACGACAGCGCGTTGCGTGTGTCGCAGTCATTGACAGCGAATTGCGCTGCGTGGTTGACAACAGCTGAAGGGTTAAGCAACCAGAAAAAGCCGTTGACTTTGCTGATGATGGCGCGTACGTGACCAACAATTTGTTTGTGTTCGTGTTTGGTGAGCATGTCAAATTCCTTTATTTCAGTTCGGCTACGGTGTAGCCAATAAGTCTGCGGTGATAAACCTCGTCTTTGATGTACCCGAACACGTTGCGCGCGAGGCTGATCGTCAGCATTGACAAGCAAAAGCTGAGAAACGCGCTCATTGAGCCGATTAGCGTGCCCCAGTGCACGCGCAGCATGAAGCACATGACTACTACGTGCAGCACGAGCTGTTGCTTTTTGTTGCCCAGTAGTCGGAGCCGAGCACGAGGCGGCACCAGTGCGAGTACGACGAACTCGAACACTACGTTGATGATCCCGAAAAAGATAACTGCTTCGATCATGGTTGCTCCTTATTTGATAGCACGGTACTGCGTGTCCAGTGCCCAGCCCCAAGTGTTTTCGCCCATAGGACTGAGCCCATAGGACGCAGCCCCGGAGTGCTTCGCCCATAGGTCGAAGCCCGACGTTGCCCATAAAGCGCCGATCCCCGCGCCCGAATCCGCTCCCGCCCCCGCACCCGCTTTCGCGGGCGCAGATAGCTCAAAGCAGTGCGTCTTCGACACTGAGTTCCTTCGCGTCGGCGTGCTCGTCGGCACGGGCAGCGGCGACGGTGGCGAGGTGAAGCGCCATCCCGCGCACTTCGGCAGGCGGGTAGAACGAGCGCTCTTCGCCGGGCTTGGCGTTGAGCGCTTTCATCGCTTCGGCCCAAGCCTGCGCGGTGATGCGCGGCAGTGCGACCGGGAGCGGCTCGATGCGCGTGTTCATGCGCTGGCCTTTGACTTGGGCCAGTTCGTCGCGCAGTGCGCGGATCTCGTCGCGACTAGCGCGGTTCAGCGCGTTGATGCGCGCAGCAAAGTTGCTGCTGCGCTGCTCGAGCTCGTTGCACTTCTCGACGAGTTGCTCGACGAGCGAGCTGAGTTCTTTGACGGTCTTTGCCATGATATTTGTCCTTTGATTTGCTAACTAAGTGCCGAGGCGTTCAGCCCCGGCGTTTGGTATTTAGGCCTTGGCCTTGGGAGCCTTGGCCTGATGTGCAGCGAGCAGGGCCGCGAGTGCGACCATGTCAACTGCCGGGGCCAGCCCCAAGGGCGCGGCGGCCTCGCGGCGTGCGAGCATTGCTGCGCGCACGGCGTCTTTCTTGACCTGCGCCGCAGCGACTTTCTGCTCTTCGATAACCATCTGCGCGTCCCAGCCGGCGTCTGCGCCGGCAATGAAGCCTTCGCCAAGTTCGCCGGTGGCCGATGCGACGCGGCACGTCGTGCTCCACGCGAACGCACCCAATTTGCCTGCGACTGAACCGACCTTCGTACCAACGCTCAATGCTGTAGCCATGACTAACTCCTGTGTGATGAAGAGGCGACAGCGCACAACGCACTGCCTACCTACCTCGGAAAATGAACTGAAAGCCCCACGCTAGTGGGGCTGGTATTTCAGGCCTTGGACTTGGCCCTAGCCAAAGCCTCCGCAGCGCCGAGACGCTGGTAGTACGCTTGGTCGTAGCCGAACCGATTCGCCGTGCGGCGCTCGGATGCCTCGACGGCGCGGTCTTGTGCTTCCCAGCACTCACCGCAGATGACTTCGCCGAACGCCCCACGTTGGGTGGTGTATTCGCCGCAGTCTGAGCAGTAGCAGTCGTACATGTCGTACTCCAATCTATGTGAGGCGCACGGCGGGATGCCTTGCCTACCTCACATAGCTGAGCACAAAGCCACTCGCTAGAGGGGCTTGATGTGAACGAGCGCAGTGCTGGGTGCGGCGCGTCTTAGCGTGCGGTGTGCAGGTACGTGGTGTGCTGCGTAGTGAGGACCCTTTAGGGTCCCCTAGTCGGTGAGCTGGAAACCGAATCCGAAGTGGGGAGCGTCTTTGTGCCGGGGGGATAAGGGACCCACGCAGCCAAATCTCTAAATTTTTTAGAAAAAATTCACCCAGCCCCAAGCCGCCGCATACCTAACCTCTAAGTTAGAATGCCACCAAATGGCCACGACCAAAAAGATCTCGCACCTCAAGCCCCACGGCGGCGAACGTGGTGTCAATGTCGTCCGCGCCCGTGGCAAATCGACCACGAGCGCAGCCAACGCCGCCGAGATCGATGTCGACAAGCCCCTGACCGAGCAGCAGCGACTGTTCGTCGAGCACTGGGCCAAGGGCGACTCCATCACCAGCGCCATGCTGCGCGCCGGGTACTCCGAAAAAGGCACCGGCCTGGGTTACCGCCTGGTGCGCCAGCCCAACATCCTGGCGCTCAAGGCGCAGTACGAAGCCAAGTACGAAGCCTCGGCCGAGATGAGCCGCGAAAAAGTCATGGCTGGGCTGATGGAGGCGGTCGAGATGGCCAAGCTCATGAGCGAGCCGGCCACCATGGTCAGCGGCTGGAAGACCGTGGGCCAGATGTGCGGCTATTTCGCGCCGGTCGAACACCGCATGAAAGTCGACATCACCGGCAACATCGTGATCGACAAGCTCAACTCCATGAGCGACGCAGAACTCCTCAAACTCATCACTTCGGGAACACCCTCATGACCAAGCCCCCTGTCCTGCCTTCCGTGGTTATCCCGCGCGCGCTGCTGTGCAAGCAGGCGCTGGAAATCTCGGACGTCGCCCGCGAGCACCGTGACTTTGAAAGCGCCCTGGCCGCACTGGACTTCATCGCGCAGCTCCAAGGCATGTATGACGATCCTGGGGTCTGATGGCTATGAGTACAAAAACCTCGCCCAAAGGCTCCTCGGCCAGATCCTCGACAGCGACCACAACGTCCAGATCACCCGGCTCCAAAAAGCCGGCTACCCGACAGACGAAGTCGACGTCTTCTCCGCCGCCTACCGCAAAAAGCGCGGCAGCCACCCTGAAAAGTACGACGCCGGCTGGTACGCTCTCAACCGCCAGCGCGCCCACACCAACGCCGCCCGCTTCCCGCCCTGACCCGCAGGTCGAGCTGGCCAGCCGCATCCTGAGCCGTCGGCGTCTGCTGCCGTTCGTGCAGCGGATCAACCCGCGCTACAACGCGGGCTGGGTCCACGAGGACATCTGCCGGCGCTTGGAGAAGTTCAGCGACGACGTGGCAGCAGGCCTGTCCCCGCGCCTGATGCTGCTCATGCCCCCGCGAAGCGGTAAGAGCGAGCTGACAAGCCGATCGTTTCCGCCTTGGCACATGGGGCGCAACCCCGACCACGAGATCATTGCCTGCTCGTACAACGTGTCCCTGGCCATGTCCTTTAGCAAGAAGGTCAAGGAGGTGCTGGAGGACCCGGCGTTTCACCCGGTGTTTGACATCCGGCTAAACCCCAACAACCAGAGCGCCGAGGAGTGGAGCATCGACGGCACGCGGGGCGGCTACGTTGCTGCCGGCGTTGGGGGCGGCATCACTGGAAAAGGCTGTTTTTCTCTTGACACCTCCGTTAGCACCCGCCGAGGTATACTCCCCATGAGTCAACTCCAGGTCGGGGATCATGTCCTCGCATACGATCATGAAACCGAGCAGCCAGTCTTCGCGCCCGTCCTCGCCATCCATGCCGCGCGCCACGCCGCAGGCACAGCCACGTACAGCGGGGTTCGCTGTACCAACGACCACCCCCTCTACTCGCCTGCCTCGGGGCGATACCACCCCGCTGAAAGCCTCGAGCGCGACGGTCTGCCCGTCCTGCGCTGGACCGAAATCTCGCAACTCAAAAGAGTGCATGGCATGCAGCCTGATCCGGCACCCGCGCATGACGAACCCACGGGTGTGCCCTCAATGTGGGGCACAGAAAGCGGCGCATGCGTTAACGTGCGTGACGTGCTACCAGCAATCGCGCAGCTCGGCGGTCGAGACGACATGCGAGCAGTGCCACAAAGTATTCAGCCTGCCGGCCGGGGAAGCCGCGAAGAAGGCCCGAAAGTACGCCCACACGTTCTGCTCCAGGGAGTGCGCGGTGGAGTTCCGCAAGCAGCCGAAGGACCGGGGGGAATGCGCGCACTGCGGCGCAGCCCTGACCAACAAAGATCAGAAGGTGTACTGCGGGCGCACATGCTACGACGCGCACAGGCGTGGATCGAACACATCCGCGACTGGGCACGACAAAGCCTACAACGGTGCCTACCTGCGCCTGAAGCCGCAGGTGCTGGTGCGGGATGGCCAGACATGCGCCATGACGGGGGGCAAGCGGGCGTTGGAAGTTCACCACATCGACCACAACCCGGAAAACAACAGGCTGGGCAACCTGATCACGTTGTCGAGGGCGGCGCACGAGCAATATCACGCCATGCCGGATGCACAGCGCAGTTACTGGCAACGCATGTTCAGCGAACTGGCGACGAGCCGCACGTTGTCGTAGACATCCAGACCAGCACGGGGAACTTCTTCGCTGATGGGGTGCTGGCACATAACTGCCACATCCTCATTATTGATGATCCTCTCAAGAACGCGGAGGAGGCCGACAGCGCTGACACGCGCGAGAAGCTCTGGGACTGGTACGGGTCGACTGCCTATACCCGGCTCGCCCCAGGCGGCGGCGTACTCTGTGTGCAGACTTTCTGGCACGACGACGACCTGGCCGGCAGGCTGCAAGTCGCCATGGCGGCAGACCCTCATGCTGATCAGTTCGTGGTCGTCAAGTACCCAGCCATCTCCGAGCACGACGAATACCTGGACTACGACTCAGACCTGATCGTCGACGCGGCCCCAGCCAATGGCCGACTGCTCAGGAACAAAGGCGAAGCCCTACACCCCGCGCGCTACAACATTGATGCCCTCAACCAGATCAAGCGCACGATCAGCCCCCGGTTTTGGAGCGCGCTGTACCAGCAGAACCCGGTGCCCGACGACGGCGCGTACTTTCTCAAAGAGCACTTCCGTCGCGGCCAGCTCCCGCCCCTGCGCCGCTCCAACGTGTTCATCGCCTGGGACTTCGCCATCAGCGAGAAAAAGCTCAACGACTACACCGTCGGCACCGTGCTGCTGCAGGACGAGGACGACGTGCTGCACGTCGCCGAGCAGCTGCGCTTTAAGTCCGGCGACGCGTTTTTCATCGTCGAGGCAATCTTAGGTCTAAGTAAGAAATGGTATAGTCCCGGCATGCAGCTTGGCTTTGAGGACGGCCAAATCTACCGCGCTATCGAATCTCTACTGAAAAAAAGAATGAGAGAGACCAGCTTCTACCCCCCGCTCACCGTCCTCAAGCCCATCAGCGACAAGCTGGCCCGGGCGCGCCCGCTCCAGGGCCGGATGCAGCAGGGCATGGTGAGCTTTGCCCAAGAGGGCGAGTGGTATGACGCGTGCCGCCT